TGACTTTAACTAGTGGTAAGAAGCCTAATTGATGTGTATGTGCTACGATGTCTTGTAAAATGTCTTTCATAATGTTTCCTTTGTGTTAGTATATAGGTTTTTAGATTAGAAGTCAAATAATTTATTAAAAGTATTTGTCTGTTCGGTTGATCTGATATCCCAATTAAGAACTCCGATTAGATTTTCTAACTTGTTGTCAATAATTGTAGATTCCATTTCTTCGTGGTCAAAAGGTAAATCTTTGAACCACTTTGGCAAGCGTAGTTCATCAACCGGATAAGCCACACTGGTAAATCCTAACGGATTATCTTTTAGCTTACAGACAATAACTTTGGCACCGTCTGTAATTTGCATTGAATACTTGTCATCCATCATACGCTTTAGAGTATTCCAGTTAAGACTTGCACGAACATGTCCGGGCATGTTAGTCTTACCTGCTTTCTCTTCCTTGCCTCGATATGCTGAAATATTGTTAGCACGTTTAGGGCTACCTTTCTCCCAACCTGGCCTGGCTTTGAAGTTAGTCCGAAATTCAGTAATATGATCTAGTACTTGTGTTTCAGTATTACCCGTAAGTACTTTTTCTAAAATATCACTTAAAAAGTTTTGAATAAATTCAGGTGTATCACTACGCTTAAGGTCTAAACCCATGGCTTTAATCTTACCAGGCTTGTCATCTACATCAAGTCTTTTGCCTTCTTTATCATAATAAAGAACAGCATAACGTTTCTTAGTAATAAACAAACTCTTACTGCCAACAATCTCACGACCTGCTTTGATAACCTCACCTCTAGTTTTTGGACAGTGAAATGCATCTAGCATAAATTGTGGGAATGTTGAATTTACTTCTTCAGCAATTTGATCATATAATTGTATTACTGTTTCTTTTGTCCACGGAATCGCTCCCGAGTCGATATCTTTCTTAAGCGTCTTATAAGCAGAAAAATAACAACTATCAGTGTCACCGTAGATAATAGCTTTTCCAACATGATTATTATCTCCTGTAATAATTTCATTAACTTTGCCAGCCATGTGTTTAGCAATAGCACGACCAGTCAATGTAGTACTTTGTCCAATACGTTTGTCAAAGAATCTGCAACCTGGATTAAGAATAGCACCATACAGGCTGTTCAAGTTAATTTTCTTAACCAACTGACGTTTGTCCCAGTATTCTTCTTCAACTTTATTACCTGCTTGTATACACTCTTTAAGTTTGGCCTGCATTTCTTTACGTTCGGCATACCAACGTTTTAACAAGCCTGGAATAATACCTTCTTTGTCATAGGTAAAGATAGTGCCGTTAGCACTTAGAATAAAAGGTTGATTACTCTCAAAGATTAATTGATACACTTCTGCGGCACTTAATATATCAACAGTACCATCTTCCCAGTCAATGACAATCTCAGTACCGATTTCTTTGTTCATTACAGCAGTATACTCTATACTACCAAACATACCTTCCCAAGCCGACGCAAAGGATTTGCCCTTGGCTTGTAAATCTTCTAGGTATGCTTTAGTATTGTCTTGACGTAACTGTCCAACAATAGTTTCTGGACCCATGTTAAGTGCTCTAATGGCTGATGGATAAAGACTGTTAATGTCTAAACTACCAATCCAATCGTGAATACCTTCTTTAGGATAAGCAACATAAGCACCTGCGGCACCGTTGTCAGCAGTTTCATCTCGTTTGGGTCTATTAGGTACCTGAAATCCTCTACGATGACATTCGTTAATAATAGCCTGTTCAGTAACAGCCACGGCACCCATAGTAGTCTGTAGTAATACAGTACATTCGTGTGCTAGTTTATTACTTAGGTCAATGAATTTTAACTTCTTATCAAGTTTATCTAACAATGCACAGTCTTGTCTGTTATATTCAACAAACTTGCGAAAGTCATTGTTATAGAGTTGATCAAGTGTGCCTTCGTAGACAGTCTTAGTTTCACCAATCTCCATCTCTCCAATAGCATCTAATCGATAGGTGTGGCGTTCTTCATATGTATACTTACGATACAGTTCTAAACTGTCTAAGTGTACACGACCGTGTAGGTCATATGTAGTAGCAATCTTACCGTATTTTTCATATTCACGCTTCTTGGGGAATTGATCCCACAAGCATAGTCTGCGTGTGTCGTCTTTGCTGAGAACTTTAGTAATACGATTGACAGTATAAGGCATATCAAAACCTTCACTGTTCCAGCCACTTAAGATATCTGCATCTTGAATAACATTCAAGAACGTATCTAACATGTCTGCCTCATTGTCAAAGATATGTGTATTAGGAAAATCTTTAACTAGTTCTTCAGCTTGTTTAATACTCATGCCTTTTGGCGGTATAGCTAAACAAATAAGAGTATCTAACCATTGTAGGTGAACCGCAATAGCAGTAATAGGCATAAACGCATCTTCGGGGCTTGCATAGCCACGTTCTGGATCGAAGTCCACTTCAATGTCCCAAAAAGCTACGTTTAGTTTTGGTGCGTCTTGATTAAGATAGTTTTCACTAAGTGTAACAAATATAGGATTAATATCTGCTTCATACAGTTTTTTATTGTTATGAATAGATAGTTCTTTACGGAAATCTTTGGAGTTTTTACAAGTTACCCTGCTTAACGGTTCTCCATAAATGCTTTGGAATTTACCTCGAGGGTCTGTGTGATAAAACGTATAACGTACAGGAAACTCTTTAAATACTCGTTTTCCTTCGTTATTGCGTTCTACAATTTTAACGATATCAGCGTCACGCTGAAAAAATGCGTCTACATACAAATTAATCTCTCCTATGCAATTTACGGCTTGCAAATACCAACATGCGGATTATGGCCCGCCTACCATCTACTGTTTATTTAATTAATTATCATTCTTACTAAGCCAACAGTGTCTATTGTGGTTAGCAGAATATAGTTAGCGAGCATGCCAAAAGATTTCCTAGTCCAAGCAGCCCAAGCATACATAGCACAGCCAAGGATCCAAATGGGATAAAGAGTAAGAAGCGGTGGAGTTGGGACTGTGACCGCCATAGTAATACTGCAACCAATACTAATAGCCCAAGCAAACAACTCAACAATAAAGCGAATTCTATTAGACTTAAAGTCATCTCGAATCCAATCAAATGTTGGTTTTAGTAATTCATTCATCTTTTGGCAAACGATTAGTAACGCCTAGAATCATTTCAATATCATTCCACGCTTGTTCGTGTTCTTTCCAATTGTCTTTGTGTGCAATGGAAATGGCTTTATTAATAATACTTGGTTTGACTTCCAATTCTTCTGCTACTGCTTTAACCGTTTCTTTAAGCCCTTCTTTTAAATCTTCAATTTCACGTAAAACGGTACTGCCTTCGTTGATTAAACGTTCTAATTTGGCTTTTTCTTCAGGCCCATACATGCGTGTACTCATTGACACTCCTTTAAAATTATTGTATAATAATAACATACTTAGCTACACAAAGCAACATATATGAAAAAATCTATTGTAATTAGTTTGTTAGTTTGTTCAAATCTAACATTTGCCCAATCTTTCTACGATTGGGATAATCCCAGTAAGAAGTTTGATCTTGCAAATGGTCAAAAACAAATTCAGTTGACTATTGTTCCAACTGACAATGTTCTGGGATTATGTAACAAGGAAGCACGAAACAGAGGATTTAGTGAATATAAATCTGCTATCAATAGCTGTGCATTTTGGAACGGTGATTTAACTCAATGCACTATAGTTGTTCCTAAAAATACAAGTATGCATATATTAGGGCACGAATTACTGCATTGTATAAAAGGTAACTGGCATTAAAAAAGCACCCTAGGGTGCTTTTTTGTTATACTCGAATATTTCGAATCATTGCCAGTACAGCATCGTCTTGTCTAACAACGCTTTCTTTTGCGGGAGATGTTCCGCCTGCCGGTATGCCTAATTTTGCTCTACCTTGATCAATTATAGACGGTTGTGTTGCCATTCTTTGACTAACTGATAGTTTAGTTGGATCTACAGGTGCAGCTGGACTGGCCGCTGTACCACCTGTTGGTGCTGGCTTAGCCATTGCGGCAGAAGCTGCTTGACTATCTTTGGCTGCATTATACGGTGCCGGCTTAGCTGGACTAGCTGCTGTACCACCTACAACTCTTGGATCAGTGGCCGCTGTCATACGACCTGATAAATCTGTACCTGGTGCACCAAATTGTTTTTGTGCGGCTGCAGTAGCTGGCCCCATAATGCCGTCTGCTTTAATCTTAGCACCTTTCTTAATCAACTCTTGTTGCATTGCCATTACTTTAGGGTCTGGTGTAGGCTTTGGCTTAGCAGGACTTGCCGCTGCTCCGCCTGTTGGTGCAGCCGCATTAGCTGCCACAGCTTTATCAACACCAGTTACATCGTCCTGTGCACCGGATGCTAGTGCGGCAGTTTGGGCAGCATTGACTGCACCTGCTTGTCCCATACTCATATCTGTAGCACCTGCAGCAACGTCGGCCTTGTCAGCGGCAGCTTGAGCTGCTGCTTCTTCACCTGGATTGCCTACTCCAGTGGCAGCACTTGTTGTGGCCACTTTATCTGCTGCTGCTTGAGCCGCTGCCTCTTCGCCTGGATTACCTACACCAGTTGCGGCACTTGTTGCAGGAGCTGCCGCTGGCTTACCTTTGTTAGGAGCACGAGCTAAAATAAATTTATCAGTTGGGTCAGCACCACCTAACCATTTCTGATCTTCGGGACTTAATGCTGCCCATGCTGCTGATTTAACAGGATCGCTGGCGTGTGGATTTTCAGTTAACGTAGATTCTTCAACCTCATAACCAAATTCTTCAATTAGTCCACGTGCGATAGAGCTTTTAAAAACAGGTACTGTAGACTGACGAACAGGTGCTACTGATTCTGTAATAACTTTCTTTGTCTCTACAGATTCCGTAACGATCTGTGTTGTGTTGATTGTTTCTAACTTCTGCATTAATGCTCTTAAATCCATTTTGTTCCCCAAATAATCTATAATATATTTATGCTCACTTAGCAGTCTACGGTAGCGAATCGCTTTCTGCGGGCAGCAGCCTCCCCACACTTAAAAACGCAAAGGTCCTAAGGTAGTGTGTTCTTATTCTTTAGAAGTAGCTCTTAGCTGCCAGCTGTGTTTGCGATGTGCATCCATACGGCCTGCTATAAAGTCACTTAAACCGTGTTCGCCTGCTTGTTCAGACAGATCAAATACTATCTTTAACAATTTAACCATTTTATCACTGTCTTGCAGTAATTCTGCAATCATAGCTCTATCTTCGAGCATGTTTAATTCATCTTCAACTTGTGTTAACATTGAAAAACGTTGAAAGCTAGCAGGAGTATATGATCCTAATTTGCGAATGTTTTCTGCAAAGTCGTCAATTGCACCATAAACTTCTTCATAGACTGTAGCAAACAACATGTGTAGTTGTGGGAACAATGGACCCTCTACGTTCCAATGAAAGTTTTGTGCTTTGATGGCAAATGCATATTCACTAGCAAATGCAATCTTCATTGCTTTTTTAAGTTCGTCCATTACTTCTTACCTGCTTTCTTTTTTGCAATAGCGATAGCTGCCTGTTGTGCCGCACTTGTTGCCTCACCAATCTTTTCACAGTCGTTTACACGCTTGCCTGCGTTCTTACCTGTACCTGGTTTTGTTCCAACCTTACGGTGTCCTGGCCAGCACTTCTCTGGACCTGCTACACTTTCTTGAGCTGTAGTATCTAACAGCACATACATCTTATCACCAACTACGTATGCTTTAGCTGGAATAACTTTACCACTCATTCCTATTCTTGGTCTAATGCCGTCGCCGAACACACCAACTAGATTATAAGTTGTACCACCGTAGTCAACAGTTGAGCCACTTGGCTTTACATTAGCAGGTGCAGGTTCTGCTGCTGGAGAATTAGGTTTGCCTGTTAGGCGATTGATACTTGGATCAGGAAATGATCCGTCTGCATTAGGAACAATGCGTTCAATTACACGTTCGGCTAGTTGACGAGCACGATCTTTACTACGAGTTTCAGCTTCGGCAAGTTCAGTTTCGACTGCTTTGAAATACTTACCAATCATACTAGGCGTTGCGCCTTCTTGTACGTTAAGTACTGGGTTAGTAATTGTTTTTTTAGGTTCTGTATAGTGTTGCATTGTTAATGCTTCGGCACTAGTAGAACGATTCAATGGACCTTTACCTTCGCTAATAATAGACAGTAATCTGCTCATGCCGGCATTTTCGTCAACATATTTTTTAGCAAGATCAACTGGTGCAACTGCTGGCATAGCAGGCTCAGGAGCATCATACTCAGCTGCCGCATCAATACCCTTGGCTTTTAATGCCGCTGCCATTTGCGCCAGTTTTTGTTTCATTGCGTTAGTTGACGCGGTAACTTCTGGACTGACAACTGCAAAGGTATCAGCACCCCCGCCACGTATGGCATCTGCGCCATCTAACTGTGCTCTAAGTTGATTATAGGCAAGTTGTTCTGGAGATAGGGTTGACGCAGGAGCAGCCGCAGGTTGATTTAAATCAGCTTCGTTAACAACTTGAAGAAACTTTCTCATGTCTGAAGAATTCACTTCAGTTTTGGCCTTAACGCCATCTACTGCCTGTAGTATTTTCTTCATGTCCATGATTTAGCCTTGTGTTACACCACGTGGTCCGCGAGTGTCTTTAACACCACCGGCTTTCATCAATGCAGTGCGATCACCATAGTTTTTACGATCAACGTCTTTGGCCGCTTGTTTAATAGGAGGAGTTTGCGATTTCTTTTCAACGTGCTTTAGTGGATCAAACTTGTCACCTTCATACATACTACCACATTCTTTTAGACCGTGTACTGGGCATGACTTGCCTTTAGCAGTGTGGTTACATTTGTCAGCAGCTTCTTTAACTTTTTTATCCTTGCCACCTTTTTCGTCTTTGCCTAAACGACCGGCAACAACATCACCTTGTGTTACTTTATCATAGGGTTTAGCATTGTTAGCTAGATTGCCATCGCC